GGTATTAATTGGAGAATTGCAGCATTTAATTATTATAGAAATACTGGCGACAGCTCGTTGTCAAGCAACCACATTACAATAGTACCAGATACTCCACTGTATACTCATGTAATGAACGATACTAACATCACCACAGATGGATATACAGGCAGTAAAATGTACCTAGAAGGGTTGGAACAAGCTAAAGCGACTATTAACTTGGTTTTTGGAACTCACGTATTGACGCATAGAAAATATTTGTGCAACGCTGTAACTGATGGGAAAGCCAGTGCTGGTGCATGGTTTGATAGTTCAGTCGATTTGATGAACGAAGTCATGGTATATGGGACTATGGTAAATAGTAATGGTGTTTATGGAATATATAATATTGGCGTTGATAAAAGTCAATTACCTTTGTTTAGGTTAAACCCAAAAATGATTAATATAAGACAAAATTATTGGCTAAGGGACGTAGTTTCTGCCTCTTATTTCGCTTATGTGCGCATCAGCGGCAATGCGGACTACACCGGCGCTAGTTCTGCTAATGGAGTTCGCCCTGCTTTCTCTATATCTTAAATCGAACCCCCTTGTGGGGTGAGATTGGATATAGAATAACATAAAATGGAGGAGAAATATTTTGTCAGTACCTAAAGGGAAAAGAAAGGAATCTCAATTCGAGGTTATTAAGCATTTTTACAGACTTAGAAAAGATATAACAGATTTACTATTAAGGGATTTCGGATATAGTCAAAAGAAATCAGAAAATAAAATGCGCAGAATGTTCGGTGGTAAACCCTACGAAGAGTTGTCTGATAGTCAAAAAGAACATTATAACAAAACAGTTAGTAGAAATAATGGGTTTGAAGAATGGTTTATTGGTTATCAAAGAGATACCATAATGGATTGCATAAGAAATGCTACTGAGCATATTTTTACTGCAAATAGTATATATCCTTCCATCCCAGAAGAACTAAAAGAGAGAAGAATATTTCAAGATAAGGCTATTGGGCAATGCTATAGACTATTGCAAGAATTACAATATACAATCGAAACTCTTCCAGTGGATATTCAAAAGTATGTTAGATTTACCGATAGTATAAATAAAGAAATAAATCTTTTAAAAGGCTGGAGAAAAGCTGATAATAAATTCAAAAAACAATTTAAAAAAGATGTAAAATAAAAAAGAAATCAGGGTATCCTCTGATTCTGCCTCTAATTTCGCTTATGTGCACATCAGCGGCAATGCGAACTACAACAACGCTAGTAATGCTAATGGAGTTCGTCCTGATTTCGATGCTACAATTTAATAGGCATTTTTGCTGGTTTGTAACAGAGAAAGGAGAGGATGTCCTTCCGTATGTCAAATATGGTAAATACTAAACACGACACTGCCTCTTACGAGAGCTGTAGTTATCAGCGTGAAATATTTAATATTGAAGTTCTGTATGAGGCTTTCCAAAAAGCTAAAGTTGGTAGCGATTGGAAGCCCCAAGTACAGAAGTTTGAAATGAACTTATTGACAGAATTATCTAAGCTACAAAAGGAATTACAAGGTAGAACTTTTAATTTCTCTAAGCCAAACGAATTTATATTGAATGAAAGAGGAAAAACAAGAGTCATAAGTGGCGACCACATAAGAGACAGAGTGGTTAAAAGAGCATTGTGTGATAAGATTTTAATACCTTCTATCAGAAAATATTTAATACATGATAATGGAGCTAGCTTAAAAGGTAAAGGAATAAGTTTTACTAGGAATAGACTTGAAACTCATTTAAGGAGATACTACCTTAAAAATGAGAGTAACGAAGGGTATATACTACTAGGTGATTACACTAAGTACTTCGATAATATACAACACGAATTGTTGATGAAAATGTTTAGGTCTATAATTGACAATGATTTAGCTATTTGGTTACTTGAAAAAGTTCTAGAACAAGCTAGAATTGATGTGTCTTTTATGGATGATATTGAATACACTGATAGTTTAAATATTATATTTAATTCTTTGGAATATGATAAGATTAATAAATCATTATTAACTGGCGAAAAGTATCTAGCTAAACATATGAATATAGGAGACCAAGTGGCACAAGTGGCTGGCATATTTTATCCACATAGATTAGATAATTATATCAAGATTGTAGAAGGTGTAAAATACTATGGTCGCTATATGGATGATTTTTATGTAATTCACCATGATAAAGAGTATTTAAAAGAACTAGCTAAAAGAATTGAAATTGAAGCAATTAAAAATGGAATTACCTTACATCCAAGCAAGACTATGATTTGTAAACTATCAGAGCATTGGAGATATTTACAAATACAATATGCACTCACTGATACCGGTAGAATTATCAAGAAGATACATCCTAAGAGATTAACTGCAATGAGAAGAAAGTTAAAGAAACTAGTTCATAAATTAAATGAGGTAGATTTTATCAATTATTACAATTCGTGGTTTAATAACCATTATAAAATAATGAGTAAACAACAGAGAGAAAATATGAATCTACTATTTCAAGAGTTAAAGGAGGAATACTATGTATAATGTAAAATTAGCAGATGGTACAGAAATAAAAAGCTTAGAACTGAATGGCAATAATTTTATCACCGATACTATCGTTGACGAATCTGTGTTTGAAAATAATCTAGACAAAGTGACTATAATAGACGAAGGCGGCAATGTTGAAGAACTGAATAATGCTAAAGTTGTTTTTGCTAAAGTTTTAGGAAAACAATCTTTTATATTAGTTGAAAAAACTAAAGAAGAAATAGAAAAGGAAACTTTATATCAATTGTTAGCAGACTTGACGGAGGTAGTGTTACTTGGAGGTGTCAAATAATGACTGATGCTATGAAAAGATTGTATAAATTTTTAGTCAAAATGAACAGAATAACGAAAGAACAATATGAGCAAATTGTTGGGGAACCATATGCAGAATAAAACTAAACTATACTATGACTTACTAGAAATTATAGATAAGCAGGAAGAAACGATTGAAAAGCAAAATGAGTTAATAGCAAAATTAACTAATGAGAATCTAGAAAAAGAAAACATGATAAATAAATTAATACAGCAAGAAGAATATTTATATTAAGACGCATTAGACTTATTATGCGACACATAGGCGTTATTTTTTGTGCCTAGAAAGGAAGTGGTGTGTTTGACAATTGAAGTAGCACTATTAATTTCAGGTGTGTCAGTAGCCTTTGGTATCTTTGCTGGTATTTCAAATTTAAGAAGAAACCAAAAACTTGATGATAAAAAAGATGCTACTGAAATGACCACAGTCATTGTTAAACTTGAAAACATTGGCATTGGAATCAGTGAAATAAAAAATGAAATGACCGATGTTAAAAATGATATAAAGGAATCCAGAGAAAGGCTTATCAAAGTTGAAGAATCGGCAAAACAAGCCCACAAAAGAATTGACACACTTGAAAAGTATAAACGGGGCGGTGATTTGAGTGAATAAAAGAATCAGGAGAAAGAAAAACAGGTTTTCCAAGTTCATTGTAACAGTGGTAATTCTCTTGAACATTCTTTTCACTGCTGCGGTTTTATATGCGTTTTTGCAAACTGGAAGTGAACCAGTTACCTTGATTGGGTGCTGGTTTGCTTTTACAACAGGTGAATTATGGATGCTTTCAAGTATCAAAAAATCAAAAGTTAAAAAGGAAGGTGATGATATAAATGAAAATAATTAAAAATCTTGTATCAACATCAAAATATAACATAAAATGTCCATATTCAATGAATGCAGAATTCATTGTTGTTCATAACACAGCTAATGATGCAAGTGCAAAAAATGAAATTGCTTATATGATTGGAAATAATAATCAAGTATCATTCCACTATGCAATTGATGATAAAGAAATTGTTCAAGGTATTCCTGAAAATCGTAATGCTTGGCATGCTGGGGATGGTGGAAGTGGAAAAGGTAACAGAAAAGGATTATCCATTGAAATTTGTTATTCCAAATCAGGTGGAAGTAGATTCATTGAAGCTGAAAAGCTGGCTGCAAAATTCATTGCTTCCAAGCTAAAAGAAAAGGGCTGGGGAATTGATAAGGTAACAAAGCATCAGGATTATAGCGGCAAGTATTGTCCACACAGAACACTTGATATGGGATGGCAAAGATTCTTGAACATGATTAAAGCTGAACTTGATGCACTGAATGGTTCTTCTTCCAGCGGTACATTATATAGAGTTCAAACTGGAGCCTTTAGTAATAAAGCAAATGCAGATGCGCTGCAGGCTAAAGTAAAGAAAGCTGGATTTGATACCTATATGGTAAAAGTAGGTAATCTTTATAAAGTACAAGTCGGAGCATTTGGTGTAAAAGCTAATGCTGATGAGCTGGCCAAGAAACTTAAAGCGGCTGGGTTTGATACCTTTATAACTACTGAATCCAGAAGTCCGGTTGGCTCAAGTCCGGCAGTTCCAGCTCCTACATTGAAGGTAGGTTCTAAAGTAAAGATAATTGGAAACACCTATGCAACTGGTCAAAGTGTTCCATCTTGGGTAAAGAATAATACTTATACTGTTCAACAGATAAGCAGTGATAAAGTATTATTGAAAGAGATTGTAAGCTGGATGTTTAAAAAGGATATCCAAATAATTTAGAGAGGAGAACAATTATGTTAAACTTCTTAGTAACTTATTGGGATAGCGTCTTGGTAGTCGTTATTTTAATAATTGGATTGATAGTATTAGTGAAAAAGGGTTATGGATACTATGCTAAACAAATCCTATTCTATTTAGTAACAAAAGCTGAAGCTGAGTTTGGTGGAGGTACTGGGCAATTAAAATATGCAGCGGTAACGACTTGGCTCTATGAGAAACTACCAGCAATTGCTAAATTTATATTAACTCCGAAAACCATTGATTCGCTGATTGAAGAAGCAGTCGAGCAGATGAAAAAATACCTTGAAGCAAATGAAAAAGCAAAAGTACTGGTGGCAGAAAATACAATTAAATAATATTATATTCAAATAAAGCCCTTAATATAACTTAGGGGCTTTATTTTTTTTCAAAAAGAGTTGATTTATTGTTTAATATGTTATATAATATTATTGAGGGTAGGAACCTCACTTAAAAAACTTTGAGGAGGAAATGCAATGGTAAACATTACGATTAAAGAAGCTGAAAAAGTTAATGGAGATTTAAGTGCTTTTATAAGCTTTCCATATGATGCCGAATTAGTTGGAATAATGAGAACACAATCAAGTAGGTTTTGGCATGCGAATGAAAAGGAATGGGAAGTACCTGCAAAGAAGCTTATGACATTAATTAGTCAAATGGGAAATAGAGAAATTACATTAACTGGTAATTATAAAGCTATGGAAGAGAAAAAAGCTATTAAATTACCAAAGGGCTTCGAATTTAAGACCACTCCATTTAGCCATCAAATAGAAGGATTTGAATACGGATTAAAATATGATAAATTCTTATTAGGTGATGAACAAGGCCTTGGTAAAACAAAACAAGTAATTGATATAGCAGTAGCAAAGAAATTAACTAAAAAATATAAACATTGCTTAATCATTTGCGGAGTTAATGGATTGAAATGGAACTGGCAGGCCGAAATTGGAGTTCATAGTAATGAAAGTAGTTGGATATTAGGAACAAGATACAATGGCAAAGGTAAAGCAATTGTAGGCTCAAGCAAAGATAAATTAGCAGACCTAAATAACCTACCTGACAGTTACTTCCTTATAACTAATGTAGAAAGCCTTAGAGATAAAGGGATTTGCGATAAGATTAAAGAGCTTTGTGATAAGGGAACAATCGGAATGGTAGCTATTGATGAAATCCATAAATGTAAGAATCCAGCATCACAGCAAGGTAAAGCAATCCTGAAGATATTACCTGAAACAAGAATAGCAATGACCGGGACACCTTTAATGAATACACCTCTTGATTTATTTATAGTATTAAAATGGTTGGGATTTGAGAAGCACTCATTCTACCAATTCAAAAAGCATTATTGTGTAATGGGTGGTTATGGTGGGTATGAAATAGTTGGATACAGAAATTTAGGAGAACTACAAGAGAATTTGGATAGTCTAATGTTAAGAAGATTAAAGAAAGATGTACTTGATTTACCAGATAAAATCCATACTACTGAATATGTAGAAATGGGTAAAGCTCAAACTGCT